TTATACACGAGACCCGAAACTTTGTCAAGGCATTTTAAAGCAAAAAAAAGAGACCGCTAGGGTCTCTTCTTAAACTACCAGTAAACCGGCTATTTCTTCTGCTGTGCGATCCACTTCTTCGCTATAGGGTTTTCTATAGGCGACTTAGTAAACCTAGTAGCATCACGGTATGCGCGTACAGTCTCTTGTTTGTAGTCTTTACCTTCAGAGTTGTCCACAACTAGAAAGTTCTTCTTACCGAACATCTGTTGGAACTTACCAATATTACGTTGTACTGCTTTCCAGTATTTGGTTGCCTCTGCTGCGCCGATAGTACGTTCGCGTTCAGCGTCTCGTTTAACAGCAGTGTCCACATCAGTGTTCACAAAGACCATTGCGACATCATAACCAATCTCACGTAACGAAGCTGCCTGTTTAGCAATCTTGTCGGGGTCTTTACCCGTACCATCGATAACGAGACCAAGACGACCTTTAATGTACATCGCCTGTTTGGTACCTGTTAGTGCCTTCGCTTTACCGCGAAGTTCTTGTCCTTGAACAGAGAAGATATTATCGGGATTCATTTCCATCCCAGCCTTCTTCATTGCTGCTTCGAATGCGTCATCAGAGTTAACAACTTTATAACCCATTGAGGTCAATCCAGTCTTACCTACGATAAATGATTTACCAGAGCCTGGCCCACCCGCAAGAAAGATTGCCTTGAAGATCGCGGGGTCATTGACCCCTTCTTGTAAGTAAGTATTGAATGATTTTACCACGGTTGAAGTGCCCATAACTGTAATGCTGACTCTACAAGGTCTGCTTTCTTAGTAGGTAGACGATCTGCCGGAAAACCAAGACTCTGTCGTTTCAGTTGAATAAAGACTTTTAGTTCTTTAACAGTCATGGCATTCAACAATGCTCGTTCTGCTTCTTTCGCTTCTTCAGACGGGCCGGTAAGTACAGTTCGAGTATTCTCACCTCTCTTACTTAACCACACTCCGACTAGCACAGCGACTATTACAAAAAGACCGATTGTTAACGTAGTATCACTCATAATTTTTTGCCTATATTAATTAATGTTAGGTTATTTTACTTTATTTATACAAATAGTAAGTTTAAGTTTCAATACTATCAAATTCTGCTAACATGAGATCTGACCATACATGCTGAGTCTTCTCGCCCGGATGACCAAACTCTTTAACGTCCTGAAGTTTTTTGGCGGTAACATACATACATGGGCCTTTACCTAGTCCGTATCTACTTCTTGGCCTTAGAGCACCTAGAGCATCCTTCACCCACCTATTGTACATTGGAGTATCTCCGATAAACCCCACGTTGTGGTCGGGGCAGACCCCGACCTTCGGGTCTTTGAGGTTAAGAACTCCGAGCAAGTTAGACCAACTGCGATAGTGGAAAACTCCCTGTATGAGTTTAATACCAAGTGCGTCACACATCACTTCCATAGTCTTCATCATGGTAAGGTGGTGCATGATGTCTGTACGGGAATCATAAGCTTCGTTATAATAGTGTGCTAATATGTCCCGTTTCTTTTTAGTTCCAATAGTAGCGGTACGTACCGGAGAGTACTGAGTAGCATTCTCCGGTCGGTTTAGTCCAACAACGTTTTCACGAGACATTCGCATATATTCGACAACTTCTGCCCGTTGCCATGCCGACCATATCACAACCATGTGAGTCGGATTCTCTAACTCAGGATTGTGAAGGTGATCGGTTACAGCACGGAATATTCTGTCATTAGATGAACCACATACACCTAAGTTGACATAATCCATATTCAGTTTTTTCGCAAGAATAGAAGTCCATGTTTTGTCCCAATGTTCAGGTGGGTTACGGTCGAACCCCTCTAACTCATCTCCCCATACAAAGCTACAACCAGCAGTCAACAACATGTAATACTGTCCCTAATTAGTAATTAATTTATGAGAGTATTTATACTACTTCAGAATCGTGCTCTAAGTCATGTATGTACAGTTGAATCAACGAGTAGTGTAACACTTTAATAATGTCCTTACGCCACTCTTTAGGAGTCTCACCCTTCTTACCATAACGTTTTAAATACTTCTTAGCGTTACCGATACAAAACCCTGTTCCATGCCCATCGTCAATAATATCTTCGGTCGCCTGAATCTTACCGCCGGCATAGTGTTGGTTATAAGTTGAATCAATGTACAACCGTAATTCATCGAGTAACTGACCTTCACGGAACTTATATGGTGTAGACTTCTTATCGGCATCAAGGAGAGCGACTAGTTTGTCGTATCCAATGGATTCTTTAGGGGCCCTTACACCAAACCCAGCCTTATCCCACCCTGCGGGAGTTGCGTCATTCAATCGACTAGCAAGTTCTTGTTCTGAATAATGACTCATATGAACAACTCCTCGTACAAATCAAAGACCTCATTAGTTTCAGAACGAGCTTCATCTAGATTTCGTTTATGATAGATGTTGGCAATCTTACGAAAGTGTTTCTTATCAATCTCGTACTTTTCAGCAGTAACGTCGACGATATCTTTCATCAACTCACGTTCCGCTTCGATACGTAACATGCTATCGGACATTTCTCTTACCGCCGCAGCGACTTTATCTTTATCTGCTAAAATCATTATAGTATAATCCCACTAGTTGCTCGTGTATATTCCTTAGAAAAGTCTTGATTTGTTTCAGTAACAAACACATACTGTTGGAATGCCACAGACCTAGTGTCTTCATCACTAGTCATACAAATACCACGGGCAAAACCAACACCCTGATCACCATGAATTAACATACGTGGGTCTTTTAGTGTTACCACTCCATTGGAGTTCATAGATTCAAACTTACCTACATATTCGCCACTTACCGTGACTACTGTTACCACATCATTTAATTTCATTCTTCACTCTCAATTTCATCAATTAACATATCACGCATCGCTCTCGCTTGCGCATCTTCAGGGTTATTCACACTACCACCATTAACAAACTTATATGCTAGTGTAATGCGTTGACATCCTGCGTAAGCAGCGTGCCAACAGTGTAAATCTTCTTCTTCTCCAGAACCAAAATAATAGTGTCTAGCTTGCCATCCAGGCACATCTTGGATACGAACTATTTCGTCAGTCTTCTTATCATAGTACTCAAAGTAACCATCACCAGTCTCAGACCAAGTGAATAGTATTTGATAAGCGTTCGCATCATAGTTAGTATGCCATCCGACAAAACCGCCTGGCGGGTAATAGGAGAGTAATGCGGACGTGTGTGCTCCAATCTCCGCAGCGAAGTCATACTTGACCTTCTGCATAAAGTCTCCCCACATTTCCTTATCTTCACGTACCATCTTAGAGATAGGTTGCGCAAAGTAACGGTCGGGTGGGCCTACTAACTCAGGGTATCTAGATAGACAATCATCAAGATACTCACGAGACGTATAGTAAATACCTTTGTTGATATCTTCAACTTCGTGGTATGTCCAATACTTCTCATTATTGTAAGAAGGTTTTGATAACATCTCTTGCGAGAAACCATCGAGAACCTTTAACAACTCTTTATTCCTAATAACAACTTCGCTCATAAATCACTTCTTGTTTAACGTAAAACTTCCATCGATTAATTGTTTCCATTGTAACACATCGCCCACCTTCAAGTCAAGGGCTTCCATGAGTTCATCAGAGAATTCTATAGCAAGCTCTCCGTCTTCCACTTCAACTATAGGGCAGGTGAATATATTTTTATCTTCCGCGTCGCTCATTTTCAAATCGTTCATTGGCTGTTTTAATATCCTCGTCAGTTAACACATCATAGTTCGTTAAGTAATTTATAGTGTTGGCAATACCGCTCGCTAATCCAGACCGTCTACCTATCCTATAGGCAATAGCGATAACTGCCAACGCAATTACGGTGTGTAGTATTGGATCCATTATAGGATTCCTTATAGTTTGAAGTCAGAAAAATTAGATCTCTCCGTTAACAGTCTCTGGCCAGATGCGCTATTATCGAACGCTGGGCCATTGTCCTCTTCTTTATTTAGAGGCGAATCATTCTGGTCAACATCATACAATCGCATCTTACTTCTATCTACACCGATAACGAATCTCTGGTTCGCACCAAGGTCGTTATATCGGTTCTTTAACTGTTTCACTAATATCTGATTTGACGCTTTAAGTTCGTCATTCACTATGAGCGCAAACATAAGGTCTGCGGTCGCAGGCAATCCAAAAGACTCAGACGTATCTTCCAATCCGACATCATCATTATTGTAACCACCACGAGTAGTTTGTGTCGCCGACACGACAGGCACGTCAAACTCGACAGCAAGTCCACGTAACTCTTCAGCAATTGACTTGATGTAACTATAAGAGTTGATTGACCCACCCATACCCTTCATACGCGCACTTGAACAAATGTTCAGATAGTCAATGAAAATAATATCAGGTATCATATTACGTTTAAGTTTTAGCTCATTCAGTAACGCACGGAAGTGATTAGCATGAGCGGAACCAGTTGGATACTCTTTAATGATTAACTTACCATTAGTCTTAGTAGCAATATTCTGAACCTTCTTAGTAAATGAATCTTTACTGAGATGTTCTAATTGATCAATAGGGACATTCAGTAAGTTCGCATCAATACGTTCTGCGATACGTTCTTCGGACATCTCCATAGTGATGTATAGGACGTTCTTACCCTGAGACAGAGCAGAAGCTGCCATATGGCACATGAACAGAGACTTACCAACACCAGTACCCGCAAGAGCGATGTTCAATGTCTTCTTAGGTAGACCGCCTTTAGTAATACGATTGAAATAGTCTAAATCAAATTCTAGACGTTCTTCTTCCAAGTGGTAGAAATCAAAACGTTCATCAGCGTTATCAATATAGTCGTGACCAATGTTAGTATCGAACGATACGGACAGGGCTTTAGACAGTACATCAGGAATAGCATTCTTACCCAACTCAGCGTGTTTGCCGTCGATGATAGAGATAGACTCCATGACAGCATTAAACACCGCACGGTCTTGACACCACTTCTCAGTGCGCTCAAGTAACCACTCTAAGTTTTCCTCAGAGTAATTGAAGATGTCCGGAAGGATATCCATAGCATGACGGTACTGCTCGTCAGTGAGACGGTCAGTACTGTCCAGTTCAATCTTGAAAGCTTCCTTAGAGGGAAGACGATTGAACTTAGCAATGAACTTAGTAAACTCTTTGAAGAGTGCCTGATAGACACCCTCAAAGTAGTCAGGATTTATAAACGCTGCGACCTTACGTGTGTAAGGATCATTAGTCAATAGATTCCGTAGAATCGTCTGTTGTAGATTGATTTCCGTCACTTGCTGCTCCAATTGAACCATCTTTAATTGCTAGTTCTATTACATCAATTAATATATCTGTGCAAAACTGCTGCAACTCTTCATTTACGAGATTGACCGTCTCAGGATAGCGTGTGGAGACGACATCAAAATTAAACTTTAATTGAGTCTCTTCACCTTCACCATCAAGTTGTACATTTTTATAACGGATTCTACTCCCATCAAATGGAGCACGTAGAATCATTACTTCCCACGTTTGACTATCGTCCTGCGCGTACGCAGGCACTAATTCGTAATCAACACCTTGACTAGGTTTATCTAAATCTAACGCTCTCATTCAATTATCTCCTTTAACGCATCAAGTGTATCTAAGTTGATGGGGCTATTATACCCTATTTGATAGGTCTTGGCAAGGAATTCTTTGAAATCACTTTCAGAAAAGATAGGTTCCCAGAATTCTTCGGTTAGAGTGTCCTTGGTACGAAACTTCTTATCTTCTGCTTCGGTGCCATGACAACGCGAATACCAACCATTACTTGGTTTGATAACATATCCACCAGCCAAGGCAACCTCGAGCAGACCAGACCACTTCTGTACACCACCTTCCCAAGATACGCCAATCGGAATCTTCGACTGTTCTTTCACATATCGAGACTTCTCAACCTTGATGATGAAGTTGTAACCAGTGATTTCCATGCCAGTCTTTTCTTGTTGACGGCCAATAATCCAAATGTTATCAGCTGAGTAATAGATGCCAGTGCCGCCACTAACCACATCTTTCGGAAACAAACCAATCTCTTTATAAGTGTGATTGATTGCCAACATTGGAATGTTCTTCATCGCAAGATACGGAGTACACATTCTGAACAGACCCTTCAGTGCCTTCGCACGTGACATGTCCGCAACACCTTTCTCGCTCAAGGCATCGTCCAGTTCTTTCTTAGACGCAAGGTTACCAATAGAGTCAATGACAATGATTACATCGTCGTCACGGTCTAGTTCTTCAAGCTGACTAATCAAGTCAAACTTCAAGTCTTCGACGTGTTTGATAGGCGTGTGTAACACACGAGAGGTATCAATACCAAACTGCTCGAAGTATGATTGAGGCGATCCAAACTCTGAATCATAGAACAACATAACCGCATCTTTCTTCGCTTTCAGGTAAGCACCTGCCATCAACAATGCGAATGAAGTCTTGAAGTGTTTAGACGGGCCTGCCAGAACCGTAAGGCCTGGAGCAATACCACCATCTACTGAACCAGACAACGCGACGTTCACCATAGGAACGTCGGTCGCAACCATATCTTTTGCCGTAAAGAATTTACTCGTACTGAGAACTTCAGTCTCTTTAATCTTAGAGTTCTTCTTTAGTTTGTCCATTATACTCATTAATCTTTTGCCTCACCAAAGTTAGCGAATGTGATGTTATTAACCTTTTCTCTTTCATCAAGGTCGTATTGTACACGATAACGAGTGTTTATGTCAAGTACTTTCTCAAGTAAGTCAAAAGATATTTCTTGGTCATCCACCTTATGGGCAGAGAACTTTAAGAAAGCATTCGTATCTTTAGGAAGACACGCACCACCGAAACCTCGTTTACCATCAAAGCCAGGCACACGAGTGTGGCCCATACCAACACGTTCGTCCAGTCCTGCCGCACGAGTA